GAATCTTGGTAAAACGACAGTAGATGAATTAGGCGCATCCATGGGTAAAGTTATACCGACAGCGGCGATGTATGGCGTTAATCTGGATCAGCTGAGCGCGGCGTATATTACAACGACTAAAAACGGTATTGGAACAGCTGAATCGACAACATACATCAATGGAATGCTGAACGAACTTGGCAAATCGGGAAGCACGACGTCGGATATCTTAAAAGAAAAGACAGGCAAATCGTTTAGTGAATTGATGAATTCAGGATACAATCTGTCAGATGTACTGCAGATTGTACAAGATGAAGCGGACAGCAGTGGGAAGAGCCTTGCTGATATGTTTGGTTCACAGGAAGCAGCCAAGGCAGCAGCAACCATCACCCAGCATACAACAGATTTTACAAGTGCGGTGAAAGAACTTGGAAATTCCGCAGGAACAGCGCAACAGGCATTTGATACGCTGGAAGCTTCGGATCCGTCCATCCAGTTTGAAAAGACAAAGACAGCAATCCAAAACTGCGCAATATCAATCGGTCAGATCCTGATGCCAATTGTGCAGCAGGTAGCCGGGAAAATACAGGAGCTTGTACAAAAGTTCCGTGACTTAGATCCGGAGACACAACAGCAGATTGTGATGATTGCAGCAATAGCTGCGGCGATAGGACCGCTGATTGCGATAATCGGTACACTCATATCCTCTGTGGGTAAGATTATCACATTCGGCGGTCAGATAGTGTCTTTAGTCGGTTCTATCACAACATGGATGGGTACCGCATCTACGTTTATTACAGGAACCATGATTCCGGCCATCACCGGAGTTGTCACTGCAATTGGTCCGTTTCTTCTGATTGCCGTTGCGGTAATTGCTGTGATCACTGCAATTATCGTAGTTATAAAGAACTGGGATGCAATCGTAGAGGTGGCACAGTTTGTATGGGAATCTTTCTGTGAGAAGGTGTCACAGCTTGTCACGGCGTTTAAGGAATTCTTTACGTCTGCATTTCAGGCGATAGGAAGCTTCTTTACAGGCATATGGAATGGGATCGTGTCGGTAGCGACAAATGCATGGTCAAGCATAAGGAATGTATTCAGCACGGTTGGAAGTTTCTTCACAGGCATATTCCAACAGGCGTGGAATGGCATAACAAGTATCTTCAATCGATTAGGCGGTTTCTTTTCAGGCGTATGGAACTCTGTAACAGGCATCTTCAAAAGTGCAGGTATGGCAATCGGCAATGCGATTTCCGGAGCAGTAAAAACAGCCGTTAATTTTGTTTTATCCAAAGCCATTGGAATCATAAACGGATTTATCGGTGCGATCAATGCGGTAATCGGTGTGATCAACAAGATACCGGGTGTCAGCCTGTCGAAGATCAGCAAGCTCGGTGTGCCACAGCTTGAGCGAGGCGGTGTGCTTGCAAAAGGACAGGTCGGATTGCTCGAAGGTAATGGCGCCGAGGCGGTTGTACCGCTTGATCAGAACGAGAAGTGGATTGCGGCGGTAGCACGTGAGATGAAGAGTGCACTTGCCGGCAATCAGACGGCAATGGCAGCAGGCGATATTGTGATCCCGGTATATATCGGCCAGTCAAAATTAAATGACATCATTGTACGTGCGAACCAGATCAATAATTACAGAAGCGGAGGAAGATAATGCTGAACAAATATGTAAAAATCAATGGCGAACGTGTACCAAATCCAATCGATTATTCAGAGAGCTTCAGCAAGGTATCAAATACATTTCAATCAGAGGCAGGAGATGACCTTGCAATTGACGTGCGAGCCGGGAAGTATTCCGGCTCGTTGAAATTCCAAGTATCTTCGAAATGGAAGAACAAGCTGCTTGGATATGCAAAGACGCAGTCGGTAAAACTGCAGATTGATGAATCAGAATACACGGTGCGGATTGAAAGTATCGATTGCGATCTGGAGAAGAATTCGGAACACAGCGAAGGCACACAGGGGTATTGGACAGTATCCTTTAGTGCAGAGGAATTATAGGATGTTGAGGAGGCGGTTGCATGTATCAGGTATCAGATGCATATCTGAAACAAACAAAAAGAAAAGTACAGACGTTCCGCCTGGCCGGAACAGTAAATAAGATCGCATTTACCAATCATGACATATTAAGCGGTTCCTTCACGATAACGAATCAGTGCAGCGAGCAGAACGATGTCAAGATCGGCAGTGTGTACATAGGAGAGTTGAAGTGCACATTCAAGCCGGATCTGCAGGTGCCAGATTGGACGAATGCACAGATCATAGTATCAGAAGGACTCTTGATTGGCGGTACCGCATGGGAAGATGTACCGCTTGGCGTCTATACAGTATCAGAAGCAAATGACACGGAGTATGGCGTTGATATCACAGCATATGACAACATGGCTCGCTTCAATCGATCCTGTACGGTAGATATTACAATTGGCACACCATATGAGTTGTTAACGCTTGCTTGCACAACCTGTGAGCTAGAGTTGGGAATGACACAGGCAGATGTAGATGCACTTCCGAACGGAACGGAGAGTCTTTCGCTTTATACAGAGAATGATATCGAGACATGGCAGGATTTTGTATTCTGGGTAGCACAGGCAACAGGTACCATTGCGACGATGGATCGCGAAGGAAAGCTTGTACTTAGAAGCTACTCGCAGAATGTTGTTGATACACTTACGAATCATGAACGGTTTACCGGCTCAAAGTTCAGTAAGTTTGAGACGCGTTATTCCGGTCTGTCGTGCGTGAATATGGCAGACGATACTACAAGCTATTACGGTTCGGATCCGGACAATTATCTGACATACAATCTTGGCTCCAACCCATTCCTGCAATATGGTGTAGACAGCTACAAGGAACAGATACGGCGCGCAGTATTGACAGCACTTTTGCAGATTGACTATGTGCCGTTTGAGACAAGCTGCCTGTGCGGTGCGATGTACGACCTTGGCGATATCATCCGGTGTACGGATGGCATCGCACCGGGAAAGCTTGGCTGTGTGATGATGTATGATTATACATTTAATGGAGGGTATAAGATAACCGGCTTTGGTTCAGATCCGGCGCTTGCGACAGCGAAGAGCAAGACGGATAAGAATCTGGAAGGGCTGCGGAATAACGTATCAACAAATGAGATATTATTTTTTAATTATGAGAATGCGAGTGCAATCCAGATCGGTGATGGTGAATCTAAAGCAATTATCGATATCCGCTTTACATCGTCCGTATCAATTGGGGTGCTCTTTCAAGCAGAAATCCTACTTGATGCGACAGCAACATCGGAGGATGTGATTGGTACAATCGAATACACATTAAATGAGTTAACCATAGTTGGATACAATCCGACGGAAACGTGGAAAAACGGAAAGCATATATTGAGCTTAATGTACATGTTGACAATCGATGCAAACTCAATCAACAGATGGCTTGTCAAGTTGAATATCACTGGCGGCAGCATAGGGATAGCGCAAGGAGCAATACGTGCGGTTATCTATGGACAAGGATTGGTTGGTACAGTCGAATGGGATGGATTTATCACATTGGAAGAGAAGCTGACACAGATTGCCTTGAAGGATGCAATAGAAGTATCAAAGGCTCTGACATGTACAGTTATTGCAGGACTGATTGATGTGGAGCGGAATGTGGTGGAGGAACAGCTTCAAATAGTTAAACTGCAAGATACGGTGACAGTTGGCAATCTGCTTGATGCAACAGAT